TGTAGCATCAAACCACCTAATTTGTCATCTCCATAGAGAGCCATATCAGCATTTTCAAAAACATAGGTTAACTTTAAGTCTTTCCCTTGTTCATGCATTCTTTTAAAGAACAAGTAAGTCATAACGATCATATGAGCGATCGAATTATCGGACGTAGTATTATTCTTACCAGAATTGTTGCCGGTTGGTCGTTGTATAACATAACCATTAGGTAATAAAGCAATTGGTGTGACGTTAGACTCCGTCACTGAGTTTATGAGTTCGGTGTACTCATCTAGATTTTCTATGTTAGCGTTTCTAATTCTGTAAACAGGTTCCAAACAAATCGTTCGGTCCCATCCGGATACATCACTTTCTACTATACAGTCAAATTTTTCCAGAGATTTCAACAAATTATTAAAACCACCGTACTGTTTAACCATTCCATATTTTATCCAATCGTCTTTCCACCTACCCAAAAGTGCATTATTTTGAGCACCATAAGCGTATTTCTCTCGGTAAATTCCATGAAAAGAACTACCAAAGATCCCTCGAACTTTATTTCTTACTTCTAAATCTTCTTTTGGAAGAAGTTCATCTTTGTCATTATAACAATCGATTGTTTTATAGTTTAGATCGTAAATTAACCTTTCAAATTCTTCGGGTTCATCTTGGAGAACGCTACTTTTGTTTCGGAAACCCATTTTATTCCACGGCAGACCAGGTGAGGTCGCCAAGTCATAGGTATGATCCTTAACATTATGAGATGGTTCAGATCTCATAAAAGCAAAGTACTTAGAAAGCACTTTTATGGTGTGTTCAAAGATCCAATTATCTGGTAATATCTTTTTAACATCGCATTTTTCTATCTGTGCCATAACGTTTGCCCATTTTGGTCTTACTCGATAGCAGTCAGCTAATTCTGAGATTTTGCTAACATCTGCTCCTGTGTCTACATACTTTTGCCAATCATGATCAGTTAAGGTCGTATAATTAGGTCCTGTAGTAGGATATTGTCGTCGATAATTTGAATCGCACAATAAAATTAAATGTTTATAGGGATAATTTTCACATCGGTCAAAAGAGACCGGAACGAATTTTAATCGTCCATCATAGGACAATGAGTCGGGTACTTTGTCCAAGCAACCCTCGTACCAGGAGGAAGCCTGGCCCCGTCATGCATCTAATTGAGGTATATTTTTAGCTTTAAGAAAACCAAAC